GCTCAGTAGACATCGATTGTTTGCTATGGAGTATGTATATGATTTTAATGCTACCAGGGCGTATGGGATAGCTTATCCGGAAGCAGAGTATGAATCGTGTATGGTAGCGGGTAGTGGGTTATTAAGAAATATTAAGATAAAGGACTATATCAAAGAGTATCAAAGTCAAACAGCAGAGTTAGCAGGGATAAGTCGACTACGAATAGCAAGGGAGTACGCGAAGATAGCGTTTAGTAGTATTGCTAATCTGCATGATACCTGGATAACCCGGAGAGAGCTGGAAGACCTCTCCCCTAACGAGAAAGCCTGCATATCAGAAATAACAGCCCGGGTGATAAAAAGAAACATGGGATCCAACGAAGATCCTGTTATTGTTGCCGTTGAAGAAATTAAGATAAAGCTGTTCGACAAGATGAAAGCTCTGGATTCCCTAACTAGGTTCTTTGGATATAACGAACCTGAGAAGATAGTCGGAGAGATTAATCATAATATCACAATCAACGAAATCAAAACAGATGGATTGAGCAAACCAGCTCAGGCCTTATTGTTGGAGATATCACAAAAACAATTAATCGATGGAATCACAGTTAACTAGTAAATAATTTAACCAAAATTATAAAGTTATGAGCGAAAGAATTAAAAGAATTAAAGATCAATTAAAAAAGACTAACGAGGCTATCGAAAAAACTGAGAAGGTAATAGCAAAAAATGTCAAAGCATCAGAAGAACTTAAAATAGTGCTGGCGGATTTAAACAAGACAAAACGAAAATTAGAAAAGGTGTTAAATTCTAAACATGTATTTGTAGTTAATTAATGACAGAAGAAATAACTATACAGGATAAAGAGATATTAAGGGAGGCTATAAAAGACCCCGTGGCATCAATACGGGATCTGACTAAGAATAGCCTCTACTTTTTCATTCTGCATTTCTGGGAATGTTATTCTGATGAGACTTTCATTTCCAATTGGCATATAGAAAAGATATGTAAAGAACTTGAATATGTTGCCAGAAGGGTGGGAAATAAACTTCTAAAGAAACATGACTTATTATTCAATGTCCCTCCTGGAACTACAAAGACAGCGGTAGTATCAATCTTCTTTCCGGTATGGTGCTGGATTAATTGGCATTGGATGAGATTTATTACAAGCTCTCATACTGATACATTATCATTGGAGTCTGCTGAATATAGTAGGGACATAATCAGGCATGAAGATTTCCAAAAGATATTTCCGGACCTGAGGGTTAAGCAGGACAAAGATCAGAAGTCAAATTTCAGAGTAGAGAAATTATTGAATGGGAAGTGGAAAAGAGGAGGAAACAGATTAAGTACATCTGTAGGAAGTAAAGTAGCAACAGGATTCCATGCTCATATTATAATTCCAGATGACTTAGTGGATCCCAAAGCTGCTGTAAGTAAAGTGAAGCTGGAAGAAGCTGATAAACATATGGATCAGATATTAAGTACCAGGAAGGTAGATAAAGCGATTACAGTTACGATAATGATAGCTCAGCGGCTTTCTCCTAATGATCCTAGTGGGCACTGGTTGAGTAAAGGGAAAAAGAATATTAAGCATTATAGTTTACCCGGGGAGATAGCTAATTATAAGGAGTATTTGAAACCGGCTAAATTCGAAAAGTATTACAAGGACCAATTGATGGATACAAGGAGAATGCCGTGGTCAGTTCTGGATGAGATGATGGAAGATTTGGGACAGTATGGTTTCGCTGGACAAGTAGGACAGAATCCAATAATGGCAGGAGGGGGAATGTTTGATGTAGATCAAATATCTATTGTTGATCGAATTCCAGCTACTGTTACGATTGATAAGATAGTAAGGTATTGGGATAAGGCGGCTACAGATGGAGGGGGAGCACATACAGCAGGAGTTAAAATGGCGAAGCTAGATAACAAATGCTATTTAGTAATGGATGTAAGACGCGGACAATGGGCTACAGATAAAAGGGAGGATATTATTAAAGCCACAGCGGAAGCAGATGGAAGGGAAGAAGAGGTTCATATCTATATTGAACAGGAGCCCGGAAGTGGTGGAAAAGATAGTGCCATATCTACAATCGACAATTTAGATGGGTTTGCTATTGAAGCAGATCGCCCTACTGGAAATAAAGTATTCCGGGCGGATCCGTTTAGTGTTAAAGTTAATCGGGGGAAACTTTGGTTATTAAGAGGGGATTGGAATAAAGCATATATTGATGAGCTAAGACTATTTCCAAACGGGACATTCAAGGACCAGACGGATGCAAGCTCAGGAGCATATACCAAACTGAGGATATTGAAGGAAGTTAAAGTATATGAAAGATGAATGAATTATCAATCATATTGGACCACAGAAATTATTATTTATCCTATTTGAATAAAGTAATTAAGAATAATGGAGACGCAGAAGATATATTTCAAAACTGTTTAATTAAGTTCTGGGAAAGTATTAAAAAAGGTAGGTATAAAGATAATGGCACATTAGAAGCATACTTTACTAAGATAATACGTAATGAGTTTATTAGTTATTTAAGGAAAAAGAGTGTGCGGTTAGAAACAGTTAATTCTGAGATCATTGATATAGGGATAACAACTAATCCAATGAATTTATATGACTTCAATCATTTGGTAAGTAGGGTGGATTTATTTTTACAAAGAATAAACCTAGTCGAGGGTGGTGTTTTCAAATTAAGGATTGAGGGGAGGCAATATAATGATATTGCTAAACAATTAGGGATTACCCCCTCAAGTGCCAGAGGTATTATGAGAAGGATGAGAATGAAATTTGCAATTATTAATTATAAACAAGCAGCATGACAAAGAGAGAAGAAATTGATGTTGCAGTAGCTAGTTGAATTAATGTTAACCGAAAGGGAAGAAGCATGAGTGGAAAAGTAGCAAAGAGAATTCGCAAGCAGGCAAGAGATAAGGAGCTCCAAAAGGAGTACCAATCGGAGTATAATTCCATATTCAAAAGGAGGAGTGTAAATACGAAACATTCTACCACGGGAGTATGTTCCATTAACCGATCATTTTATAAGCATTTGAAACGACAATATAAACAAGTAGCATGATGAAAAGAAGAATTGAACTACTGGAAAAGGAATTGAGGATTTTAAAAGAGCTATGGTTGAATACGAAAGTAATTGCTACGGCTTATACTAATGATCCTGTAAAAGATAATTGAAATGAAAAGGACAAAGTTTTCTGAAGATCATATGGCGAGAGTAGATGCCCTTGTGCATAGACAATCACTACTGCATCAAACAATGAATGCGGTAACCTCCCGACTGGATTGGTCGGCTAGGTTAGGAATTACTTATCAGGGGAAGAGAAAACTTTACCAAGCTCTGGGATATGCTGATGAATCGGAACTTGTTTTCAGTTACTACTGGAATAAATACGACCGGGATAGTATAGCAGCAGCGGTAATCAATCGCCCGGTTAAAGCTACCTGGAATGGAGCGGTAATGATTGTGGAAGAGGATGGAGATGTAAAGGACTCCAAACTAGCCAAAGCCTGGAAGAAATTAAACAAGGATCTTAAAGTAAAACAAAGGCTGACCAAAGTTGATACATTAGCCGGCATCGGAAGATATGCCTTATTGTTGTTTGGATTTAATGATGTAAGTGAACCGGCTGATTGGGAGAAACCAGCAGTAGGTAAAAAGCAATTAAAGTTCATCAAACAAATAGACGAACCTAATGCTGTTATTGATACATGGGAGACCGATTCCAGTAACCCACGATTTGGAAAGCCCAGACAATACAGAATAACGATTACCGATACAACTGAGAAAGGGGAAACGATAAAAGATATTAGGGTACATCATTCCCGGGTGCAGCATGTAATGCCTCCATCATTAACTAGTGAAGTGTATGGAACTCCAAGACTGAAACCAATTATAAACAATCTGGATAATCTGGAAAAGATATTAGGGGGAGATGCTGAAATGTTTTGGAGGAACGCCCGTCCGGGTTATACAGCTTTACCAAAGGAGAATTATGCAATGAATCCAACAGCTATAACAACTTTGGAAACTGAATTAGATAAGTATGAGCATGACCTCCGTAGATTCATTATAGCTGAGGGAGTTGATATAAAAGCATTGACTCAAATTGTAGCTGAGCCACTTAGTCATATCGATGTTCAGATTCAAGCCATTTCGGCGGAGACAGGAATCCCCAAACGGATATTAATAGGAAGCGAAAGAGGGGAGCTGTCAAGTTCTCAGGATCGGGATGCTTGGTTATCCTTAATTAATACCAGGATGAAGGAAGAAGCGGAACCGGAAATACTCAGACCCTTTGTTGATAAATGTATGGAGCATAGAATATTGCCAGAGGTAGAATCTTATACGGTGATATGGGAGGATGTGTTTGCTCCAAGTGAGAAAGATAAAGTGGAAGTAGGTTCGAAACGAGCAGCAACATTGAAATCATATTCAGATAGTGTATTTGCATCTGAGGTGATGCCTCCGGAATTGTTCTTCAAATTTCTGATGGGATTGAATGAGGATCAGTTAATGGAATTAGAGCAAGCCAGGGAGGAGATGGAAAAAGAAGAGGATAAGGCTTTCGTAGAGGAAGCTGTGATTGTGGAGGGAGGAATAATCCCTCCAGCACAAACAAGAACAAGAAGAAGAACAACCCAACCAGGGACATCATCTAACGGACAATAAAATTATGGTAGTAATTACAGGAATTCAAATAGGAAAAGAAATTGAGGAAGCATTAGGACTCGAAAATTTAGTACGGGTATCTATTTACATTGAACCGGATGAAGCTGTATTAATTAAAGCGGAAATGTATGGAAACCAGGACCGGATCCAAAACAAATGAGGAGACAAATATTCCATGAGAGGTATGAATTGATAGAAAAGAAAGAAGAATCTAACGGACAATAAATATGGCAACAATAACTGAAGAACAAAGGAAAGCTAATCAGGAGATTATTAATGCTCTGATGAAGGTATTAGGGATTGATAATATTGAGAACATTAAGGACTTTTCAATTCACGTCAGACAGAATGATGTGATACAAACGGAAGTTTCTTTTTTCAATACAGAATTTCAGATTGAAAAGATTATGAAGATATTCATATTCAATTCCAAAGGAGAAAGAATTGATGTGACGGCAATGGACAGAATGAATCCCGAATCAAAAAGGGATCTATATTCTAAGTGGAGAACTATTGAACCGGGAAAGGTTTATGATGAGATTCATATTAAAGATAGTACTCCAGATTTAAAAGGAACTCTTACTCTTTGTTGTTTTGGAGAGGCTTTTATAAACACTTTTCCAAAACCATCGAAATTACAGAATAATGATTTAGTGCTTGACAATTTGAAAGGGATAAAAGAAATTGTGTCTAATATAGGGACCAGGGTGTTTAATAATGCCGGAGAAGCGGCTGCCAGAGGGAAGAAAATACCAACCGACCACGAACTAAGAAACGTTCTTTATCACAACAAGCTTTATAATAATGTCTATTGTAAGGCGGTGGTGGATTTATACGATCCAGAAGGGATTGTTATTCAATGTTCTGGTGATGTTATAATGGGAAGGAGTGTAGATAGTAATGAAGGAGTCCCAGAGGATTTGATAGTAGATGATCTGTCAGGGATAAAGGAAATTATAGCTCATGTAAAAGAAATGGATATATCCGAATTTAAAAAACAG